GGCCAAATGGTGTTCTTCCGCATGAGCCAGCGGCCAGCGCTTAGCTACGCCCTGACCGGCAGCTACAACAACGACCAACTTGTGTCAGCCTCCAAGCAGTTCCTCAGCCGCGGCCAGGTGCCACGGCTCGACGCTGCATGAGCTGGCAGCCTCACGCACCAGCCAGTTGATTTGTGATCGCTGGCTGGCTTCTTGCTCTGCCAGCAGCAGTGCATACTCCAAAACTGCATTAAAATCACCGCGCTCGTGTAGCTCACGCAACACCTGGGCATTGGCAGCGCCGTGAAATTGTGCTTCTATCGTGTGAACCAATGGATTCATCATGTCGGACTCTATCAAGGATTATCTCAACAGTATCGCCAAATATCCACTGTTGACACCGCAGCAAGAGATACAACTGGGCAGACGCGTTGCAAGGCTTAAAGAACTGCAACAACTGGAAAGACCATTAACAAAAGACGAACAGCGTGAGATCCGCAGCGGCGAACGCGCCCGGCAGCGGTTTATTCAGTCCAACCTACAGCTTGTCGTGCATATTGCCCGCAAGTACGACAAACGGCAGAACAAGACCCTTGAGCTGATGGACCTGATCCAAGAGGGCAATATCGGCCTGTCCCGCGCCGTGGACTTATTTGACCCCACCAGGGGCTACAAGTTCTCGACCTATGCCTACTGGTGGATTCGGCAAGGCATTACCAGGGCACTGATCAGTTATGACGCCATGATCCGGCTGCCGATTGGTGTGCATGAGATGCTGTATAAGGTCAACCGCACCATCCAAGACCTCGGCCATCAATTGGGCGAAGCGCCTAGCACCAGCCAGGTGGCACAGCATTTGAACATGGACCCCAAAGACCTATCCATGCTGCTGCGGCAAAGTTACCGCGTCACCAGCCTCGACCAGTACATTTCAGACTCTGAAAGCAACACCATTGCAGAAACAATTGCAGATCCTGCATCTAATCAAGAAGACGTTGCAATCCGTCAAGACATACAAAATGTGATGGAATACTTCGCAAAATACCTTGACGAGACAACGCAAACAGTCCTTAAAGCACGCATGATTTGCCAACCGATGACCTGGTCAGAACTGGAGCGCATGACCGGCATTAACAAGACACGATTGCACAACATTGAGCAGCGCGGCATCATGCGCCTCCGTATGCTGATGAGCAATCCACTGGCAGGCACGCCCCTTGGAACCGACGATTGAAAGACACGGTGATGTATGGCGTGTTTGTCTAAACGGCATGTGTAGAGATCATGCGCAAGACTGGCAAGCAATCATCTTTTATCATCAGATGCTGAATCAATCAACCAGTCCTGAATCTTTAGAACGCGATCGACGGTCCATGACTCTTGACGGTTAAACCACTCCCGCCATTCCTCGCTGCCCTTGCGACGGTTGCAATTCTTGCACGCGGGTACAAGATTGCTAGCAACTGTGGCGCCACCTTTATGCCGTGGCTTGACGTGATCTAAGGTGTCAGCCGGCACGCCGCAGTAGGCGCATTCATGCCGCCATGCCTCAAAGATTTGCTGTCTAAATTGATGCTTTGCGCTGCGCTTTGATACGAGGTTGGAGCCATCAATCAAATGATCCACGCAATTCGGGGATGGGTAGCACCTGAACCGATAAGCCCAGGATGTGATCATTAGACGGCGCTAACTCGGTGAGCCGCGCCACAAAGTCATCTGATACTGCTTCCGGGTCGTCGCTGTCGCTTTCCACCACGATGGTGTACTCAATCTCAAGGACGTACTGCCTCATACCGTTGGCCCGCAGGTGATGTCAACACCACCACGCTCCCGTGGCCGCAGCGTTAGCCATATCCCACCAAGTGACTTAGGCATCACGATGCGCTCAATCGCCCAGCCGCCTGTAGCGCCAAACTCCTGCTTGTAGGTGCCTGTCTGCAGATGCCAGCGCTGCTCAACCCATGCCTTACCGTTCTCTGCGATGCGGTAGCACGGGTGCGCGACCATGCTGCGCTCGTGGTTATGACCGTTCACCATGATGTCTGCATCAGGCGCGATTTGCGCATAACGGCCGCCGCCCATGGTGCCTTTGGTGACGATGCCGCCCCACGCGCCATGGTGGAAAAACAACGTGCAACGGCGCGTACGGCCGGCCGGCTGACGGAACGCAAACCGGACAAAGCCTTGATAGCCCATGTGCTCGGTAACGGCGCCATCGTTGCGCATGAGCCTGACCACGTTCTCAAGCGGGTCGATCTCTTGGTTGTTGAGCACGGCAGTCTCGTGATTGCCGTCGCCCATCATCAGGATCATGTCACCGTATGGCCTGAGCAGGTCGGCCGACTCGCGGAACACCAGGTCAAAGTAGTTCCCGCCTAGGTGCTCTGGCCGGATGTCGCCCTTGCTGCCGCGCCTATCCTTTTTGCCTTGCATCAGGCAAAGCACATCGCCAAACATCAACGCATAACCGCCAATCGCCTTACACTCCTCAAGGTGCTGCAGCAGCAGTTTGCGGTTACATTTTGGATTGTCTAGGTGGATGTCCGATAGCAGGAGAAAGGTTGCTTCTTCCTTGGTGCTGCTGTACGGTATCCGTATCTCCAAAAGCTCTGGCGATACTCGCGTCGACGTAATCGCCATGCCGTTGGTAGCGGCTTACACAGCGAGTCTAACCGCTGCTGTAAAATTGGTGTGCTCTAGCGGGTTGCAGCCCCTAGAGCGTGACCACCTACTAGAGATAGGCGATGCAAGAAGTATGGCAGCCCGTGCCGGGCTATGAAGGACTGTACGAGGTTTCGGATCACGGAAGGGTCAGGAGTCTGCCTGGCGAGCGATGGAATGGACAGGCTCTTCATGCGTTCAAAGGCCGCATTTTGCGACCTCAATGCGCCTCTCGCTATCTGCACGTTGCCTTGTCACGAGATGGGCAAGTGAAGAGCATCAGAATCCACCAACTGGTAGCCAAGGCATTTCTGCCTCCTTGCCCTGGCACTCAAGGTAGAACAAGAGGCTGTTATCACATAGACCACATCAACGACAATCACTTGGACAACAGAGCCAGCAACCTTCAATGGTTAACGCACTATGAGAACACTTACCTGAAGCCTGCACGCAAGCGTGATGGCGAAGGAAAGTTTATCTAGGCGTAATCCCACCGTCGACGCAAACCATCAGCACGCCGACCTAGATGGATAAAGTTTGGCGCCGCGTAGCCGAGGGAATGCTTCCATTCCTTGTCGCACCACGATTGAACGGCCATCATGTCAGCGCCGTCAACGTAAAAGTCCACAGCTCCCACGCTGGGAGCGTCGTAGAGGTGTTCGCTGCCTGATGCACCACCAACGGCGCGGTTGATCGCCGCTGGACGGTAGCCGCTTGTGATCGTGATGCGCTTGCCGCCAAATGCGGTGCGCACACGCTCCAGGAACGCTGCCAGCTCGGCTGCGGTGTCGACCTGATGCTGGGCAACAAACCGGCGGGCGGGATCACCTAGCGCAAACTCGCCAAGGGTGAAATGCGCCGACAGCTTGGTGCTGAACGGATCGCTGGGCTTCACCTTGTACGGCAAGGCTTGCGCAGCCTCGCCCCATAGCCTGCCTTCCGCTTGCCGGCGCCGCAGCAGCCCTGCTTCGACGTTGGTGCCGGGGTTGCGGTAGAGCAGCAACGCGGCCGGCACTGCATCCCAATCTTTCTCACGCAGCTCGCGGCTGATCGTCTCGAACCCGGTCGAGCCGTAAAACCCGCTGCCCAGGTTGTAAGCAAAGCTGATCAGGGCGCACTGCTTATCGCCATTCATGGCATTCCAGAACGGCACCGTTGCACGTAGCTTCTCAGCAATGCGTTCAACCTCTAGGTCCAGCAGCTTGCCGGCTTCGACCACGGTGATCTTGTCGCCGCGCTGCACCTTGCGGCCGTCGCTGTACCTGGTGCTGCCATAGCCGATGGTCCAGGGATCGCCGCCGCTGAGCGGGTCTGGGTAAGCCGACAGGTGGCAGCCTTCAAACTCTTTGATCAGCTTTGCTGCTGCCTCATAGCTATGCAGCTTGCCGCCCTGCTGCCAGGTCTTGTACCACGGCTGGTCCTTAGTAAACAATTCCGGCGCAACCTTTAACAGCTCGGCTTCCAATTCAGAGATGGCCGCCATTTGATGTGGCGTGCCGTGCTTGTAGTACCGGAACAGGTCGCTCAGCTTGACCATGGTGATTTGATGCTCATAGGACCACCTAGCAACCGGCTGTCGCCGGTCTGCAGCTCATCGTCGATCGGTTCATGCGTAATCACCGGCTTCGGCGCTGCAGGTTGCGCAGCATGCCAATCAGCCTCTGCCTTGTCCAGCTTGGCCGGTAGCGTGCGCTCAAACCACCATTGACGAATGGCTTGCTCAGCGCGGCGCTCCCATAAAGGCTTGCCAAACCGGATCAGCCCTTTTTTGCTTTGAGCAGGTTGAGGATCTGGAACACCAGTTGAATGATGCTGTTGCTTTTCAGCGGCGACAGGGCAATCAGTTCGCTAGCTGCAGCAACAACAATCCAAAAAGCAGGATGGGACAGGAAGTCCATGACTAACGGTGTGGGCGTGCCTCTAGCGTAGCTACCCGCTGCTCGACGCCATTCAGCCGCTTAAAGGTTTCCTGACGATCGGCGCGGATGTCGCCATGGAGCACCTCCAGTTGCGTGGCGATGTGCTCCACTGCAGCGGTGAGCCGGATCACCGCTTCACGAGCCTCGTCGCTGCGGCGGCTGAAGCCCATAGCGCCCATCGCAGCCACGCTGATGGATGCCCCAGCAACAGCAGCGACCAGCTCGATCATGCACTCAGGTTAGCGCCTACTGCCACGGCATCCCGCTGGCCTTGCTCGGATGGTGCTGCTCGTCAAGCTGCGCCTGCAGGGCGGCTTCGATCTCGGTCACCTTCTCGGCGCCGAACGCATCCTTGACCCAGCCGATGACCATCTCTTCGGTCAGGTCAGCAAACGGGATCAGCTTGTCTGGGCGCTCGAAGCCCAGTGACCCGTAAGCGCCGCTGCTGTAGGTGCCGTCTTCAGCGGTGACGGTGTAGTGGGCGGTCATCACAAACCCGTCAGCGGTCTCGCGCTCCATGTTGGCGATGTGCCAGGTAAAGGTAGTGGCCATGAGTCGATGGGTGATTGTAGGAGTTTAGTACGGGTGTCTAGTGAAGGTGACTACTTGGCGTCGGGCAGTTGCTCTAGGGCGCGGCGGATGATGTTGTAAGTGTTCTGTTTGTCGCTGTGATCTGGATTGCCATAGATGTAAGCATCCAAGGCGGCGTAAGCCTGCTCCTTCAGGCTCGGCGGCTTGGGGCGGCGGCGGGCGCGGAGTTCTAGCGCAAGACTTTCGCGAAGATCGCGGGCAAAGCAATGGCAGCACGCCTCCAGCTCCTGGTCGGCGCCCCATTGGGCAGCTTCGGTGGCAACGTAGTCGAAGTATGTCTTTGGATCGTCTTGATACTGATCCGCTTCTTCCCACCATTGTTGCACCAGCTCCGGCGGTGGCGCAATGGGTTTCGGGTAGTCTTGGGTCATCGTCGATCCTCCAATCGGCGGTCATGGGGCGGGCAGGTAGCACTGCGCCGCTCCAC